CGTTAAAGGAACGTGAAACTGAAAGCTTCAACGTGGGGGAGACAAACAAAACGGGAAGAGAGGGGCTTCAACCCTCTCAAGGTTCCCTGATTTGTCCCAACACTACCTTCTTCTACTTAGTGTTGTTGTTTCCGCCGCGTTTAGTTTTCAGCTCGGGCGTAGCTTTACCGCTTAAAGAAATTTGAGCCATTCCGGAATTACCGGGGCTGCTCACTGCCTTTTGGTTGGGCTTAGCACTCTTAGCGGAAGTGTGCACAAGCGAATACACGGGGGGAGGGGGCAAAGGATATCCACATGTATAGTCATCTCCAACCGAGATGAACAAATAGTATGACGTGGTCGCTTCATCTTCTGTAGCGCTAAACGTCTTGAATCCTATATTGGGCAAGCGCTCACGGCCAAGAACACTTCCATAGGAAATCATATTACAGTCATAGTAAAAGGGCATTTGCACCTCACTAATAGGCGACTGATCAGAATCAAACACTGCCAAACCATTAGCGGAGGCTCGGTAGAGTGATAATGAAGTACTAGGGGGCTCAAAGTCGTTAGAGACGTTGGTATTATCAAACCAAACAGTCTGGACTCGGCCAGAAGTTCCTGCTATCATCGCTTTGAAACGCAACGAGCCACGATGGAATAACCAACATTTCTTATGGTAATTCCAAGTTGTCATATCGTGGCTAAGGTTCCAAGGATCTAAGCAGTCGACTCCTTGTTCAATAGTATTGTCGTTAGTTGAGTATGCAGTGTACCTTTTGAGATACTCAGGCCATGACGTAACTTCCTCTCCCATAGTAACACCAGTTTGCACACAGCTTGTAGCTGGCGTTAATCCTTCAAAGGGCTGTCTGAACTCATCTCTGTTGTCTGCTACCATTGTTAACTTGGAAGTAGACTCCATTTGGCCATGGACTTCGGACTTGCCTAACAAAGTGCCGGGGGTTTGCGTAAATAAGTTTTGGGGAAACGCAACAGGGACCGCACAGCGGAAATCCTCTCCACCTGCCATTTCTAAACCGAAATCGACAGTAGGCGTGCCATCGGGCTGGCCGCACGTGGGGGGAACTTTCACTGAAACGATCAACTGTCCGTTAAAGTAGTCCCAAGTAGTAATAGGGGGCTCGTTGATGTTAGGGTGAGCCACTGGTAACCATGCCTTCTCTCTCAAGTAAGGAATATTGAACGTTACAGTGGTGTCACCTTTAATATCAAACACCTTATTTATCACATCTCCGTCTTCATCAGACACCAGAGCTGCGCTGTATGTAGGATCAGGGACCCATGCGATACGCACACGCGCTGAGACTAATGATGAACAGGTAAATACAAGCTTGTACTTAATAGACCCTGTCCAATAGCGAAAACCTTTGGTCCAGTTCGCTAAATATGTTAAATAATGTCTATAATAATCAATATCATCGACAGTGATCGTCTCCAATTTACAGAACATTGGGTGAACAGGTATATCAATAACACGGGTATCTGTAACCGTGGTGTCATCGAATGAACCTAATTTCACAACATAGGGCAATTGAATATAGTTATTAGCTAACATATAATCTACAGGCGTAGTGTATACCGTAGGATCAGTGGCTACATGATTCTCTATGTGCATTGCAAGAATCTCAGCACCGTCCACTCCGGATGCCAACGCGAATGACGTCGTTGGTCTTTGTATCATCTTCGACGTAGTTGATACATCTAGAGGCTTATCTAGGAAGAGGGACTTCGCTAGCATTCCTCCAAGGGCTTCGGCTCCTCCCATAGCTGCTTTCCCGGCGAATGCACCGATAGAAAACTTCTCTGTAGAAGCCTTTGCGTGGGTCTTGGCCTTCGCATAGTGAGTGTTCACTCCTGCCATAGAACGTGACAGTTGTTCATTCTCCATGGAATCCATTTGACCGAAAACCTCGTCGTTGGTTTCGCCACCAGCCGCGAGTAATCTCTTAATGCGCTCAAGATGCTTAGCACTCTTGGTCATAGAGCTCACTCGGTAGCCGTAGCCCGCAACTTCTGGGTTGATGAATCTTGCATAGGCGAGAATCTTAATAGAAACAGGGTTTGTAGCCCCGGTTAGACGTAATGGATGATACACATACACATTAACGAATCCGGAGATACCTCGGGCCTTATTTCCATCAGTTTCATCGTCCTTCATATTCCAATAATGCAAGGGACCAACCCAGGGTATGTTCATGACGGCTGTCACGGACGTGTTCGCAGAAAGCTCACGGTAAGGCAAATTAACACCTCCCCAGAAGCTACTAAAGGGGTTCACATACTGATTAAGACTATTGTTATTAGCCATACCAGAAATATAAACTATGCGGGCACGCCCTTGATAAGTCATCAATCCTTGCAGCACGAATCTCACCTCAACTGGGAAACGGCCATACTGAAACCTGTTCAGCTTTTCACTCAAATTAGGCAGAGCGGTTAGCGTACTAGGGAAGTAGGCGTTCCACAGGGTGGTTCCGGCTGGATCATTGGACGACCAAGAAATATCTCCAATAGGATAGGGGCGCGATAAAACTTCAGTGAGACCTTGATCTGCATATGGGTTGAGGGGGGCAGCTAACGACGTTTTCAACGTTAGTATCTCAGCCATAGCATCAGTCTTTCCTGAATTATCGGTGAACGAAGTAGTTGATTCCACAGTCTGCGGGGCATCTGTGATCTCAGTAACAACGTCAGCGACATCGCTCATCTGTCCATGAATCTCTTCTTGGCCAGGAACCTCTGGGATGTCTTTGAGCACTTCACTCGTCTTAAATCCATAATACGACGCGTGAAGGTCATGCCATCTGATCCTTATTCCAGGGTATCCTTTTTGTGCTAGGGCACGATTCAACTTCTCCTTCATCTCCATGAAGTAATCATGACCCCAGTGGAATGCTTCCATGAGCATAGCACTTCCACTTTGTTGCATCGCAGCAGCAACGGGCTGTCCGACAGTGTACCAGTCTAGAATCGTCTCAAT